CCTCTATACAGTCAAAAAACATTTGCTTTCGCTCATCCATACTTGCGCTCTGGTTTTCCTGAACCCACGCGGAAAAATTCCCGGAGGCCCATGCCAGAGCTAGATTCTGCTCAAACGGCGTGTACTCTTTTTCCATGTAATCGTACATTAAGATCACCTCCTCCCTGTTTCCTCCATTTTATCATGGAGCAGAGAGGTGGACAAGCAAAGAAAACGCCCCAGCCGGTGGGGGAACACCGACCAGGGCTGCAAACCTAATCGACCTACCCGACTAGGCTTGATGGAACAAGTGTACTACTTTCCTTCGAGCCTGTCAACTGGCAAGGAGGAAAAATTATGCCGAACAAGAAAGATGAAATTGAGAACCGCTTTACCGCCGCGCGGCACGTCATGGACGATCTGTGCCGGGCCTACTACGGGATGACCTGGGACGAGCACGAACGCCTCCATGGAGGCCGGGGCGGCTCAGGCGGCTATCTTCCGCTTTTTACCGCCTGCCTCCAGATGGCGGCGGAGCTGGCCGGGAAGGAATTTGCCCCGGCTGACTACACGGAGCTGGAGCTGTGGCAGCTCTGTGAGCTGTACGCCGCCTCCGGACTGTCCGTACAAGCGTTTGCGGAACGGTATCTTTAAAAAAGGAGGAATCTCAATGCCAAAATTGAGAATGACAGACCAGCAGCGCAGAGAAAAGGCGCTGATGCGGGCACTCGAAAAAGCCAAATTTGAGAACGACCTGAAATATGACATAGATGTTGCCAACCGTTTGGGCGTCGTTCCTGTTACATATCTGCGCAGAAAGAAAAAGTCGTTTCAGACGACGCCCCTACAGGATTTCGCCTTGATGGCACGGGTGCTTCATTTTACAGGCCGGGAGGTCTGCGAGATCGTCGGCGTCCCATACAAGGAGGTGACGACAGAATGAATCATCAGGCCGAGCGCGACAGACGTGCAAAGGCGTACAGCTACCGGGCCTACCGCCGCCGGGTACAGCAGGCGCAGGCGGTGGCCCAGCGGGTACAACTGGCGGTGGTTGCCGGAGCGGCGCTGGTTCTGGCTATTCTGGTGGCAGCGAGCCTATGAAAAAGCAACTGATCGTGACTACCGTATACCTATTCTTTTTGCTGGCGCTGGTTGCACTAGTTGAAATCATCTGGCGGTCATAGAAATCCCACATTGAGGAGGGAGCAAAATGGACTTAAAAAAGATTTTGGACGAGCATCTCCTTTGGCTGAATGGAGAGGGCGGCAGCCGTGCCGACCTGAGCGGTGCCAACCTGAGCGGTGCCGACCTGAGCTTTGCCAACCTGCGCGGTGCCGACCTGAGCTTTGCCAACCTGCGCGATGCCGACCTGAGCTTTGCCAACCTGCGCGATGCCGACCTGAGCGGTGCCGACCTGAGCTTTGCCAACCTGAGCAATGCCAACCTGTTCGGTGCCAACCTGCGCGGTGCCAACCTGAGCGATGCCGACCTGAGCGGTGCCGACCTGAGCTGTGCCAACCTGAGCAATGCCAACCTGTTCGGTGCCAACCTGCGCGGTGCCGACCTGAGCGGTGCCGACCTGAGCTTTGCCAACCTGCGCGGTGCCGACCTGAGCGGTGCCAACCTGTTCGGTGCCAACCTGAGCAATGCCAACCTGAGCTGTGCATCTATGGATCAAATGATATGGGATATTCATACAGTTTTTTACCCGCTGCAATGCCCAGATTCCGGTTCTTATATCGGCTATAAAAAGGCAAGTGGCCTTGTTGTGGAGTTGGAAATCCCCGCAGATGCACGCCGGTCCTCCGCTACTAGCCGAAAATGCCGCGCCAGTAAGGCCAAGGTATTGAGTATCACAGATATCAACGGAAATCCTGCTGGCGGCCAGGTAAAGAGCAATTATGATCCGAACTTTGTTTATGCCATAGGCGAAACCGTTGAGGTGACTGATTTCGACGATAACCGATGGAACGAGTGCTCCACTGGCATTCATCACTTTATTACACGGGCGGAGGCCGTTATTTACGAATAAAAAGCGCCGCTCCCCGGTGTGCGAGACCAGAGGGCGGCAAGAGAAAGAACATCTGCCCTTATTTTAGGGCTGGAAGGAGGAAAAGTCAATGCTGAATACCACAAATATTTCTGCCCTGCTGCGCTGGGCGATGGAGAATATCGGCTACCCAATCGACGAGATTAACGCCCTGGACGGGACAATACATATCCGCCTCTCGGATGGCCGAACCGGATTCCTTTATATGGGTGAGGATGGCTGCCCGCGGGCGGTGCTTCCGGCGATTGCCTGATATGGAGTGGTGGCTTCCATTTTCACCATACCGGGATATGCAACAGGATCCAACCGCAGGGAATTGCCCAAATTGCGGAGCAGAACTTTACCAAAACGAAGAAATGTGCCAGAAATGTAAGGAGGAACAAAATGACACTGTATGAAATTGACCAGGCGATTCAAGGTCTGGTAGACCCGGAGACAGGGGAACTAATGGACTATGAGGCGTTTGCTGCGCTCCAGATGGATCGGGACGCTAAGATTGAGAATATGGCCCTTTGGTACAAGGATTTGATGGCCGACGCCAAGGCAATCAAGGAGGAGGCGGACACACTCAATGAGCGCAGAAAGGCCCTGGAGAACAAGGCGGAACGGCTGAAATCCTATCTGTCCCTTGCATTAGACGGCGAGAAGTTCCAGACGGCCAGGTGCTCCGTCACTTTCCGCAAAACCTCGTCCATTCAGGTGTCCAATCCGGAGGCCCTGATCCGCTGGCTGGAGCAGAACGGCTATGATGATGCGGAGTGCGTCAAGTACAAGGAACCAGAGGTCAGCAAGACTGGCATTGGCAAGCTCATTAAGGAGGGCGTGCCCGTTCCATATGCCTCGATTAAGCAAGGCCGCAGTGTGGAGGTGAAGTGATGGACAAGTTCCGTCTGCTGGAGGCTTCCGACATTGAGGTGAAGGTCAAGCAGGTCAAAAAGAATGGGGCGGTTCTCCTGCTTTATAAGACGGCCAGGACGGATATGGATATCCTGGATGAGACGGTTGGCTCTGAAAACTGGACGAACGATTACCGGGAAATCAAAGGGAACCTGTATTGTGGGATTGCCATCCGTGAGGGAGACGCCTGGACGTGGAAGTGGGATTGTGGAATAGAGTCCAGGGAGGACGGCGAGGGCAACGAGAAAAAGGGGGAGGCAAGCGACGCATTCAAACGTGCTGGTTTCCGATGGGGCATTGGCAGAGAGCTTTATACCGCCCCGTTTATTTGGGTACCCTCTGAGAAAATGAACATCCTGGAATCCAATGGGAAGTTTCGTACCTTCGACACCTTCTCGGTTGAGAAAATTGCTTATGGTGACAACCGTAGGATTTCCGGTTTATCTATCCTGAACAACCGGACAGGAAAGCGGGCGTTTGTATGGGCTATGAGCTGATAAACGAGATCGGCGCAAAGTCCGCACTCCTGGATAAGGCAATCGGGCAGCTCGGAGCCCGCGGCAGAGCATATGCGCAGGCGGAACGCGATTACAGGGTAGCCCTCCGAAAAGCTGTTCTGGAGGCCAGGGCGGAGGGCACGCCTGTAACTATTATCTCTGATATTTGCCGTGGTGACGCGGAGATCGCCCGACTACGCTTGGAAAGAGATATTGCGCAGACAGTGTACGAATCCGCACGGGAGGCCATACAGGGCTACAAACTGCAAATTCGCATCCTGGACGCGCAGTTGGAAAGGGAGTGGGGGCGTGCATCGAGAGACTAAGGCCACCGCCATATCCGCGGCAACCAAAAAGGCCGTATGGGAGAGGGATTTTGGGCGGTGCGTACTCTGCGGCTCCATCAATGCGGGGCCACACTGTCATTACATACGGCGGAGCCAGGGCGGTCTTGGAATTCCAGAGAATATTTGGACAGGCTGCCAGCGGTGCCATGCGGCATTTGACAACGAGGGGGCGGATGGTCCGCTTCATAAGCAGATGCAGGACTACCTCCGCACTTTATACCCAGGATGGGATGAATCAAAATTGATATACAAGAAAGAAGGGCCAAAATGCTAAATAGGGTTGTGATCCAGGGCCGCATTGGAAAGGACATCGAACTGCGTCACACGCAGTCCGGTGTCTCGGTGGTCAGTTTCTCCATCGCGGTTGACCGGGATTTTAAAGACAAGGCCACTGGCGAAAAAACCACCGATTGGGTTAATGTGACCGCATGGCGATCCACGGCGGAGTTTGTAAGCAAATATTTCTCCAAGGGCCGCATGGCTGTGGTAGACGGCAAATTGCAGACAAACACTTGGACAGACAAGGACGGGAACAAGCGGTCTAGTCTGGAGGTCGTGGCTGATAGTGTGTACTTTGGCGACAGCCGGAAGAAGGAATCGGAGGGGGACACACCAGAATCTGACCGCCCAGAACAGAATGGGCAGGAGTTCTCGGAGGTGGACGACGACGGAGAGCTCCCGTTCTAGGGCGGTGATGGGTTGACTTACATTGATTACCTTAATGAGTTCAACCGTTGGATCGAAAACAACCACTTGACGCTTCCGGCGCAGGTCTTGTACTTCAGGCTGCTGAACGTATTTAACCGGGCCGGGTGGCCTGAGTGGGTTCCAGTAGACACCATTCGGTTGCAGGTAATGACAAATGGATTGTCAAAGCCATCCGCTTACAGAGCGAGAGACGAGCTTGTAAAGGCTGGATTTATCCGGTACCAGCAAGGGAAAAAAGGGGCCCCGAGCCGCTATTCCCTATCGGAACAATCAAATTCTGGTATTGATTCTTTACAGGAAACGTTACATAAACCTTTACAGTTTCCTTTACAGAATCCTTTACAAGAAACTTTACCCATATATAAGACTAAGACTAAGACAAAAGAAAAGACTCCTACGGAGTCAAAAAGAAAAGTGTTTGTTCCTCCCACGGTGGACGAGGTGAGAGAATACTGCCTTGCACGCAAAAACGGCATAGACCCGCAGGAGTTTGTGGACTACTACGCGGCCAGAGGGTGGATGCTGGGGAAGGCCAAAATGAAAGACTGGAAAGCTGCTGTGCGGACGTGGGAGAAGCGCAGGAAGGGGGGGAACCATGACCAGCCAGAGCGATATTTCACTGCTGCTGACATTCCGGGCAGAAATGATTGACCCATCCCTGCCGACAGGACTTTGGTGGTGCGCTACGCCGGAGGACGCGGCGGCGGTTGGTATTAACGCCGTGTGCAAGAACAGATACGCGGCTTGGGAGGACTTAGCTGCCTGCACGGAGTTTATCACCCAGTTCTGCTATGTGTTCGTCGCAACACCAAACGATGCAGACCGGGAAGAGATTGTAGGCCAGCTCCAGAAGTGGGTGCCGGTCACTATCCTTGTGGCGGATAAGGCGGCGTTTCGCGGGAATGAATCAGTGGTCGAACTGCTGGACAATGCTGGCCCAAAGGCGGTAGAAAGCCTTTTGTTCGGCGCTTTGGATGTGCCGAGGCCGGGGCTGATTGACCTGTCGCAAGTGGAGATGGACGCACCCATTTCGCAAAACCGCATGATGTCCGGGCTGGTGCCGCTGGACTACTGCACCGGAGGATTCCGGGGAGGCGAATTGTCAGTATGGACAGGCAGGCGCGGCGAAGGGAAATCGACGCTTCTCGGGCAGATGCTCGTGGAATCAATCAACCAGAACCGAACTGTATGTGCCTATTCCGGTGAGCTCCCGGCGAGGCAGTTCAAACGGTTTGTGCTGCCGCAGATCGCAGGGCCGAGGAATCTTGTAGAGCAGCCAGACCCAAGAACGGGGCGGATGGAGTACGCGCCGTCAAAAGGAGCTATTCAGGCGATTGACCAATGGCTGGAAGGGAGCTTTCTCCTGACCGATTTGCGACAGTCAAATGCCCATGACGAGGACAACATACTGCGCCTGTTTGAGTATGCCTACCGCCGATACGGGTGTTCGGTGTACTTGGTGGACAACATCATGACCGCAAGTCTGAAGGGAGAAGTGGAGCTTGGTCATTATGGGGCCCAGAAAGCTTTTACGCAGAGACTCAGCGCCTTCGCAAAACGCCACGATGTACATGTGCATCTGGTGGCCCATCCCAGGAAGGCTGGAGAGGAGCGGGGACTGACAGCAGACGACGTTGCGGGGGCGGCGGAGATTACCAACCTCGCTGACAATGTTTTTTCTGTTGAGCGGGCAAAAGAATCTGACGAAGTTGACTCCAGGATCAGGATTATCAAGGCCAGAGAGACCGGCAGCCGCGAGGTAATCCCGTTGATGTTCGACACCAAATCACGGAGATACTACGACGCGGGAGGAAACCCGACAAAGAGATATAGTTGGGAGGCAGCCAGAGATGGACATGGATAAGGCGATAGGCATAGCGGCGGAAGAAGCCATGCGGCATATGAAAATCGGCATTTTTGTGTTGGACGGAGGCGGAGTGGAATTGGCGAAGGGGCATTTCGAGGTGGCCTATGCGCTGTTTGCCCTAGTGTTGGAGTGGAACGATGGAGAAAATCACGTTTAACATACCATACCCGCCCACGAAGAAGGGCAAGTCGGCCTTCTGCCGCCGGTTTGGGCTGAACGCCTACTACTCCGGCAAGCACTGGGCGCAGCGGAAGAAGGACGCCGACGAGCTCCATGCGCTGACACTGGTCGCGCTGAAACAGGCCCGTGTGAGGCGCGGGATGGTACGTGGGCCGGTCTCCATCACCTTTGCATGGGACGACGGGCTGGACATTGACAACCACGCAGCAATCGCCAAAGCCGTGGTGGACGCGCTCAAGGGATACCTGCTGCCCGACGACGATCACCGCTGGTACAGGCAGGTCATACATAGGCTTTGGGACGGGGGATGTATTCGGGTGGAGGTGACGGAGCTGTGATCACCAGAGACCCCTACGGCATCAGCGGAGCGGTGGCACCCTGGCGCAGCCTGGACGCGATGGAGCCGATCGTGGAACGCAATATTACGGAGCGGGACGCGGAGGAGGCGGCAATCTGTGGACAGTGCCCGCTGCCGGACTGTAACCCCAAAAGAGTTGGCTGCCTCCTACATACCAGAGCGAAAAAGCCAAAACCGTCCCGCGATTTGCTGGAGCGCATGGCGCTGGACGGGCATGGGCCGGAGGAGATATCCCAGGCCACCGGATACAGCATATCAACCACCGCGATGTACATGAAAGATTTTTTTAAGGCTGGGCCATGTGAACGATGCTCATCCAAGAGCATTTGTGATGCGGCTGGCGGAACGTGTAGCCGCAAAGAGCGATGGAAAGCAGTCAAGGAGGTGCCAAACGGTGGACGATAAGACGCGCGCCCTGCTGGGTGATCACGAGGCGGCTAAGCTATGAGGGTGTTGGTGGCCTGTGAGGAGTCGCAGGAAGTCTGCAAAGCGTTCCGGGCGTTGGGGCATGATGCGTACAGCTGCGACATTGAGCCGTGCAGCGGTGGTTTCCCTCAATGGCACATCCAAGCAGACGCGCTGGAGTTGCTGAAAATGCAGTGGGATTTGATTATCGCCCACCCGCCGTGTACTTACATGACAAAAGCTGGGGCTGTCCGAATGAGAGTAAACGGCGAAATCGTACCGGAACGGTTTGAAAAAGCTATGGAAGCAAAAGCGTTTTTTATGAAATTCTATGAGGCGGAGTGCCCCCGAATAGCGATTGAAAATCCTACGCCGATGAAAATAGTTGGCCTTCCACCGTATCAGCAGGCAATCCAGCCGTACCAATTCGGGCATCCATACAGCAAAAGAACTTGTCTGTGGTTGAAGGGACTACCGCCGCTTATGCCAACCGAGATTATTTTGGAGCATAAGCCTTATGTCAATGGTGGATGTAAGGACGCTCACGGGAATTACAGGCGATTCCAGGGGCGCAAAGAGCGTGATCCTAAAACCCGCTCCAAAACATTCGGAGGAATTGCCAAGGCTATGGCCCAACAGTGGGGAGGTATCTGTGGTGGATGATATCAAATTAGCCCTGCTTGGTGATAATGGTTCTTCCTGTTCGTATCAAGGAAGGTTGAGCGGAGGAGATGGAGATGCTGGAGGGGATGGAATGAAAGAGCATTGGAAACCGGTGAAAGGATTTGAAGGAAAATATATCGTTTGTAACTGGAGGCGCTGAACAATGACAAAAAATGAATTTATAGCCCTAATTGGGCAAGACGTAGTTGTAGACTATCCATTTGGTCGAGAACTCCAGCGGTGGAGCATGAAAAACTTTTATATCGATGGAAATGGCGAAGTCAAACATAATCGTCTCACGCTTATTATGGATGCTTTTATTGCCAACGCAAGATATCCCCACAAAGGGAAGCCCACGCATGGTTAAGGAGGCGCTGAAAGATGGGGGCGATTGATTCGGATGCGCTAAAGGAGTATATCAAGAAAACAGATTTAACCGCTGTTGAACGGGGTGCGCTTTTGCAGGCGATCTCTAATATGCCCACCCTCACCCCGCCGAACGAGCCGCTGACGCTGGATAAAAAGCGTATGATTGCAAAATCGTGTTTGCATTACAGCAAATCGGGGAGCTGTACCCTTCGGGGATATGCTCCATTAGATTGTCCAAGGTGCAAAGAGTGGCAGAGCAACGAGTCGAACGAGCCGCTGACGCTGGAGGAGCTGCGGGAGATGGACGGGGAGCCGGTATATATTATCGCAAAGGATATGGGTATAGCAGAATGGAATGTGATCACAGGAAAAGAACCTATTGCCATTGCTTACGATTGTCCAATGCCTGGATTCAAGAGCGTGGTGGAGGGCATCGCGTTCGCCAATGGTAGGGCGTTTCGCGCTGGAGCTTACGGGATTACCTGGCTAGCCTACCGCCGCCCGCCGGAGGGAGAAGCCAATGCTTGAGGTTTGTCCCATTACACTGAAAGAGGCCAATGCCTTTGTGGAGCAGCACCATCGGCACCACAAGCCGGTCACGGGCCACAAATTTTCCATTGGTTGCACCGACGGAGAGAAAATCGTCGGCATTGCTATTGTAGGTAGGCCGGTGAGCCGTTATCTTGATGACGGCTGGACTCTGGAGGTTAACCGCCTCTGTACCGATGGGACGCACAACGCTTGCAGTATGCTCTATGCCGCAGCCTGGAGAGCTGCCAGAGCAATGGGCTACCACAAACTGATTACATACATACTGGACAGCGAAAACGGGTCCAGCCTGCGGGCGGCTGGGTGGAAATGCGTAGGACAGGCTGGCGGGTTGCGGTGGACGGGGAAACGCCGGCCAGAAGTTGATCTATGCCCCGCCCAGATGAAAATCAAGTTTGAGATTGACGATGGGAAGCAGGTATCGCCGTGAGACACCAATACACACGCGCAGAACTGGAATCCATTACCCAGGAGACGGCAATCTACATTGAGGGCGCAGGGATAGCCCAGCTCCAATGGGGCGGCCTGGAGATTGCAGAGGGGGTAAAGGACGGGTACCTATACTGCAAGCACATCAAGCCGTTTGCGATGGATCTGTACGACAAATACTGGACAGCCTGGGATAGGCCAGCGGAGGAGGACGCTTGATGGACATTGAGAAGCTGATTGAGCAGCTAAATGGATATTTTGAAGGGAAGGATTTGAAAAGATTCGTTGCGCTTGACGCTGCCACCGCCCTCTCCACGCTCCAGGAAGAAAACGAGAAGCTGCGGGCCGAGCTGGAAAACTACCGTAAAGGCCATTGCTCCGAGGGTGGATGTGCCGCGGAGAAAGACCGGGATGCTGTATTGGCCGAGCTGGAGCAGGTGAAGCGGGAGAGGGATGCGGCGATTAGAGATTTGGAAATGGTGTCTGTCTGCGATACGTGTGTGCACGAGCACGCCCCGTCCTGCCCTGGGTGCAATGACGCTGAAAACTGGGAATGGCGCGGCCCGGAGGAGGGGTGAGCATGGAGAGACTGACATACTGGTGTGACAATGGGCATGGT